GTCAACAGTTGAAGTTTATTATTGGGGTATCGCGTGTGATATTCCAGAAGAACATATCCCCGTCGGTGCACCTCCATCGGCACTAGGGTCTTCGATCTTACATAGTTCACCTGAAACACTGAGTCTATACCTTGCACTGGATGGCGGTATTCCTGATGCCGAACTCAACAGGGTACTGAGTTTGTGGGGGTTGGAAGAAGTACCTAACGAGGCCCACATTGCTAAGGCTGATTTCATTGATGGTGTTTTTGTCGGCGCTACTTACTATACGTGGGCGAAAGTATGATTAATTTAATTAACAAAAACATCCAAGCGTACCACTTTTCAGATCAGCATCGCGTGATACTAGCCACAGGGTTTCGTGCAGGGTGTGGACAGTCGGTACTGGCGCACAGTATTGCCACATTCTTATCAAAGCAAGGGCATAGTGTTGCGCTCGTTAGCCCCGAGAGCAACGGTGTAAACTCGAATGGTTTCACTCAGTACATGCGTACTGCATTAGGTAAAACCAGTGATCTCCCGTACAGCCCGAAATCAGTTGGGGACGATGTTTCCTCGTTTGACAGAGTTATCTATGAATCATTGCTTTCTGCGCCGCAGGATGTGGAACTGTGTGTTTACATCACCCCTGAGTTTGCAGAGGATTTTGAGTTAGGTATTAGTTGCCTAGAAGCCACACAGTTTCGCACTAAAGTACAGGCAGCACTTGACTCTCGTTGGCCTGATATACAAACAGAATTTACCCCCATACACAGCGCCGCGCTAGCCCCGCAACAAGAACTCTTAGCCCAAACGGATTGGATGGTTATACGCGAACTAGAGCAGCGCTTTTTATCAGGTAGCCCCATCGAAACACTGCGTCGTTATTTACGTAATGCAAAACTCGATGGTTGGAGACCCGGAACACGAATCTAAAACCACCACCTACAAAGGTATAACCTGTGTCACAAAAGAGACGGAATACTCAAGAAGCACGCACTAAGTCCACTGATAAATTTGCCGAAGAGCGCCAAAGGCCGCCACTGCAACCGAAGACACCGAACCAAGATAAGTACCTTAAGGCGTTAAAAAACCCACATTGCCCGGTGATCATTGCATCAGGCGTGGCGGGATCAGGAAAGACCTACCTAGCGTGCGCTTACGCCGCTGATCAATTCATGCAGAACCGCGTACAGAAGATTATTCTGTGCCGTGCAAACATCCCCACTGGCCGAAGTCTCGGCGCATTCAAAGGTGACAAAGACGACAAAATGTTAAATTGGGTCATGCCCATGGTGGACGTGCTAAAACAGCGCATGGGCTCAGGTCGTTTCGACGTAGCCCTCAACAACGGCAACATCGAACTACAGCCATTGGAAACGATCCGCGGGAGAAGTTTCGGCGGCGATAACGAAGGCGCTATTGTACTGATTGACGAAGCGCAGCAGATGACCGTCGACGAGATCAAGGCGGTGACCACTCGTATTGGTGAGAACTGCGTATTGGTGTTGATGGGCGACTTGGCCCAATCGGACATTAAACAAACGTCTGGCCTTGGCGTGTTGATCAAGCTGCTCGATAAACATCAGTTGCCAATCACAGTAGTGGACTTCCAGATTTCAGATATCCAGCGTAGTGATACGTGTCGTATGTTTGTTGAGTTATTCTACAAAGAGGGGATATGATATGGAGTCACTATTTGAGGCACTTGCTTTTTTAGTCCAGGCGATTACCATAGGTGGCATCACTGGCGTGGTCTTAACTCTCTTGGGTTTTGTGCCCATCCAGGTTAATCGCTACATAGAAATCCATGTGGATGAGGCCAACAAAGCCACAGAGATATTGAAGTCCTGGGGCCTTAGTGTGGCTGAGATGGAGGAAGAAGAAGACGATGAGGAACCCCTCTAAAAAACGGACGCACTAACGGACGCAGTACGAAAGTGCTGCTGATTGTAAGTTATTGCTTTACATTGCTTTTAATTGCACTATAATAGCACCCATAGCGGCTCGGGATATTAACTAACTTGTTGATATTTATGGAGATTTGGCTTAGCTCAGGCTAACGAATCCCGTCCGTTCCGCCATTTATTTTTCTCCATAGGTATCAGTAAGTTGAGACTGGTGACAGAGCCAAAAACGCAATTTCGGACGCACTAAGATGCGAGGGGTTGTAGGCCTGTTAAGGAGATACACCATGGCAACATGCACTACCATCAAAGATAAAGCGACTGGGAAAGTAATCTCCTACCGTTTTCAAATCCGCAGGAAGGGCCATCGGCCCGTCAGCAAGAAATTCGATACCAAAGCTAAAGGCCAACGCTGGGCCAAAAAGACTGAGTCCGATATGGATTCAGGCAACTGGCAAGGCACAGCGCACAGCGCGCGCTGGACATTGGGCGCTGTCATCGATGCCTACCTAAAAGAAGTCCACCCCATTAAGCCGTTTGGCAAAACCAAAAAGAACGCATTACTGCGCCTAAAAAAGTTGCCCATTGCTGATGTGCGTATTTCAGACCTTACTGGCCAGCACTTCTTTGAGTTCGCCAAGCACCGTCGTTTGACCGTGAAAGGTAAATCTGTGACTGACGACATTGGCTACATGAGCAAAGCGCTGGTGTTCGCCCGCGCAATTAAACTGATCCCCAATGCAGATAGAGCGTTAAAAGATGTGCGCCCAGTGCTGGGTGACTACGATTTGACAGCGGCGAGCAGAGACCGTGATCGAAGGCTAGTGCCGGGCGAATTCGAGGCTCTGATGTCTGTCCCCCACACAAAGTACGATGGCGCAACACGAAACGACAAGCACAAAACACGTTTGCGTATGAAGTACATTATCCCAATCGCTTTAGAAACCACGATGCGTGAAGCAGAGATTGCACGCATGATGTTATCGGATGCAGATTTGGATGCGGGAGAGCTCATGATCTATAAGCGTAAGCACCCCACAAAAAAAGACACTAACGATCAGCGTATCCCACTAACGGAAGAGGCGGTTAAAGTGTTGCGCGAGTATTTAGCCTTGGGCATCCACACTGTGGGCAAACCCATATTCTGGCCAGTGAGCGCACGTAACATATCTGATATGTTCGCGACGATGTGTAAAGTGTGTGGGATCAATGAAGAGGGGAGTAGTACTCGGTCAAATTACCAAAACTTGGTATTCCATGACCTGAGACACGAGGCGATCACGCGTTTGTTTGCAGAAGGGTATACAGACATAGAGGTGATGTTGTTTTCAGGGCACACCGACATGAAGTCGTTGTTGCGCTATGTGAACCTCACGCCGGCCGATGTCCTACGCGCCAAAGAGATACGACGCGTGATCATGGAACATCGACTTGACGAGGTTCAGTTTAACTCTGCAATCTCAGCAGCGGACGCTGTGCATTGAGCGTCGACGTATGCCGCTAGGTCCGACAGGCGTACCATTCGCTTTTTGCCTAGCGTGAACGTGGGCACTTCAAAACGCCCACTGTAAATGCTCTGCTGTAACGTGCGTTTAGGGATCTGTAATAGTTCACTAACTTCGTCCAGGCCAATGAATGGCTTCTTGAACATCGTTGTCAGATCAGTGAGTAGGGTCTGTTTCATAGGATTCAACCAATTTGTTGACATACCATTGTGCCTTCTTGACATCTTCATGGCTGTCCCACTTCTCTCTCCATAGGTATTTAATTGCGGTCGCTCTGCAGTGGGCTCGGAATCCTTCCGGTCCTAGTGCAGCTCGTATGGCGTCAATGCATTCAACCCCAGTATCCGATTGATAATGCTCTGGCTTGTCTACCATGTCTTCTTTCATATTATTAGCTCTGCTTATATGGGTACGCAAAAAAAAGCTATTCGGATGGGGGGCCAGTGTGTCTGTTGTCTTGATAGTCGCAGCCGAATGACATCATGTACGCGCCGAACCATTGTGCAAACCGCCAGTAGAATTTTGGCGTTTGATCAGGACAGCAATCTGTGAAAACGATCCACCAAAAATAGGGCTCGCGCATCCACGCCATCTTCTTCATCCGCACCGATGAACCACGATCGTGTATTGTTTGTGACTGTAGGTATATTTGTAGCATATACTTACCCCCTAAAATTGAACACCTTTGACTACACCGCGTACGGTGATCTCCGGGTCGTTTAATAAAACTACTGTAGAAACACCTACTTGCGTGGGGTGATGGGTGCTAACCTCGTCCCCGTTGATACTGTTAACTACACGGACAATACACGGGCCTTTTCCATAACGGATAAGTACCTGATTGCCGACCTCCCAACTAGTGAGAGGGTCGATGATTGCGTACTCGCCATTGTTGTAGCGAGGTGCGTATTCATCAGTATCAATCTCGACCGCAAAGGCCTCTGAGATTGTGTGCGTCATAATTTTTGTTACCTTTCCTGATACAGGTTTCCCCGATAGGGTGAAAGAAACTGGAATTTCAACACTCGTTGTAGGGCTTACGGCATGGAGCATACTGTACTCACCAAGGCCCTTTACCAATACAGGAAGTTCGCAACGTAACATGGATGCTACGCCCAGTACCATCAATGGATTGACAGATACTGCGCCCCGTAACATCTGACTGAACATGGGTTGAGTTACCCCCAGTCGAGTCGCTGCTTGTTGCTGCGTTAAGTCCATTCCAGACTTATTATTGTGTGCTTTCCATGCATTCGTGATTCTCCGTGACATTTCTAGTGAGTCACTGGAGATGCTCCGCTTGGGAGGGGCTGTAGCACCGGTTGATAGGTTAGGCGTTATTGCCGCCTTTGTTTTTTTGGTTACAGTTACAGTCATCTGGTTCCTTCTCCATACAGATTGATGTGAGCCAGTTTGCTACCTCTCTTGCGGAGATTAACGCTGGCAGTTCTTGTCGGCCGTATCCTTGCAGCCATTGATCCTTCTCAGTGAGAAGTATCCCCCCTTCTGGGCACCCTATAATACAAGCACAGCTTATTGAATGTCCAGACATTTTTATTAGCCATGCTAATTGTTGTGCAGAAAGGTTGGGTTTAATCAATGTTGAGTCGCGTTTCGGTAGCGCTTTGATCCACTTGTACTCGACCCAGATATTTCCTGTAGGGCCTGCGTACCAGCAGTCGGGCACACCGCCTGCGTAGTTATCGTGGACTTTCCACTTGTGCAAGTCTGCAGGCAAATGGCGGTGGACGGAGCGGATGTATCCATGCTCGTTCAAAAGATAGGGCCTCTTTACGAATAAGGGCTCCATCCACCAAGGAGGGCGTTGCTTCCATACAACGCCCGTTGGTCGGTGCTACGCTGCTTGCTTCTCTACAGCATGACCTGACAGATGCTTATACGCTTCTTCTGCTTTAGCGTGCAGGTCAGGGGATGCCCAGCCTTTACGTTCGATCCTGTAGTTGAGATACGTTTTACCGTTTTTCTTGTTCTCTTCTGTGACGCCGGCGATGGCCCACACAGCTGAGAAACGATCGCCGCCCGCTGCTGCAATCTGATTGTTCCAACGGTTCGAGACCTTGGCTTTAGTGCGTGGGAACTTCATGATAGCCCCAGTGGCCTTGCCGGTTTCTAGATTAAGTACGAGCACGTAATGACGAGGTGAATCGTTTACGTCGTAGTTATCTATGTCCTCGAACTCCATAGCTGGGCTAGCAAACGATTGCTCGATAGCTTCTTTGGATTCAAATTCTTTGGTGTTGGTGGCCATGTCCACAAACGGGTAGTTTGTGTTCTTGTTCCACGCCATCCAGAAATGATCGTAGTACACGTTGACTACTAAACATTCTTTCATAATCTCGCGAGTCTGGTCATTAAACATCATGCCGGGCTTCGCACCAGGAATATAACGTGCATGACTTTCGTCACATTCGTTGCTGATCTTTTGGAGCAGCTTGATCTCTGGAATATCATCGGATGAGACGGTCACGTTTTCGTTGCCTAAACCGGCAGCGTTGGTTACGTGGTCAGGGGTGTCATCAATTAGCATTAAGCTTGATGGAGTTGCAATTTCTTTCTTAGCCATTGGGAAGTTCCTCACTGTTGGCACATTGTACGCTGGGCCCCGATTGGGGTAGCACTTGAATTATAAGCCGAGCTTATACTGATGTATATAAGCAGGGCTTATTATTTACAAAGCTCGAAGGTTTAATTTTCGGTCTTTGAAAATCTCGACCCCTGGGACTTCATGCCCTAGGTTTAATAACTCACGAAACGCCGCTGCACTCATGCGCTTTTGCAAGAGGTAGAACGAATCGTTAGTTTTGATGTACTCGTACACCAGATCCCAGTCCTTCACGGTAGGGACGTCGGTCTCAGAGATGGAGACGTTGGCGCTTAGTCCGCCGATGCGCTTGGCACCTTGTTCATCCATCTGCACGATGATCTGACTTGATAGTTCTTTGAAGTCTTCCTTGAGTGCGTTGATCTTTCGTTCATCGGCACGGATTACTTCGCGTAGTTGGTGCGCCTGTTCAATCAGGTCGCCTAGGTTGATTTTAGACATTTTCGTTCTCCTTGGTTAGTTCGCTTGCGTCGTACATGGCCCAGTCCCCGCTATTGGGTATTTCGGTAAACCCACCATTTGGGCTGATGATCTCTTTGGCGTAAGTCCAAATGTCGCCATATTCTTCGATGGCTTGTTCATATTCGGCTTCAGTGAGTTCAAACTCCTGTTCCATGTCGATGCTCATAGTGGCTTGCGCTATAAACGTTCGTGTTTTCATAAGTCCTCCCGATCATGTTTTTCCATCTCGCTCCACGTTTTGAACAAAAGCGTGCGAAGCGTAGTTGATAGCTCCCTGAGTTCGACCTGCGAGCAGCGCCCAGTGATCGTGTCTTTCGGTTTCGGTGTACGTGCTCCCTTCGCTTGTATAGCTTGTCCTGCGGCAGCAAATTCATCGTCGCTCATAGCGGATTTAAAATGCATTCTTAGCTCGCTGGGTTCCGCTTTAACAGCGAAGTTATTTAGGAACTCCAGCAATCCCGCTTTGTCTGTAGGGACATCGAACTGATCTATTGATCCGAATGCAGCTTTGGCTTCAGCTTGAGTGCCGCGCCATTGTGTTTTGTCTCCATTCACGTAAAGTTTCATACGTCCTCCTGATGTGCGGTTAATATGTTATTTGCTGCAAATATTTTGCCCTCAAACATGCGCACTATTTCGTCGGCATACTCGTCATCTTGGCACTGAAAATATTCTTTCCAGTGCTCTAGAGCGCCAACAAAACCTTTTGTGCAGTGAGGGCAGCGGTATAATCTATCCAAGTCCATACGTCCTCCTATGCCGCAATGCGGCCTTGGTTACGTGCTTCGTCTGCGTACTCAGTGAGCGTTTTATCCGCTTTAAAGTGCGGGTCACGTTCGATGGGTAGGTTGAACGGCTGGAATCGTAAATCCATCAGCTCGTCCATACTGACAGAGCCCATCTCAGGTGAACCCATGCCTAGATCACATAGACCAAACGCGACGTTTATGTCAGGGTCCAGTTCAGTGAGCAGCCATGTACAGGCACCGCCACCGAATAACTTAACAACGGGTTTGTAATCAACTTCAAATTCAGTGCCGTTGAGCGGGGCATTGCTGACAAAGTTTTTTATCAACTTTTTTTCAATCGCTTTCGTTAGTATTTTCATGCGAACTCCTCCATTAGTAATTTTTTAAGTTGCTCTACCGACTTACCAGTAATTATGGCGAGCTCTGATAGCATTAGGTTTGGGTGGCTGTCGAATAGGGCCGTGATTTGTTCGTTACTCATCGTTAAAATCCTCCGGGTAAGGTTCCATTTCCATTGTTTCTTCGTAGTAGGT